AAGATATATAATATAAACTCTGCTAGAAACTTACAAAAAGCAGGGTATGAACTTTATATTCCAGAAAAAGAATACGCAGATAAGGATTGCAATTACTGGATAAAGCATCTTGATAAAAAAAAGAAGTAGATCAAAAAGAAAAAAACCATCAAAAAAGCACCGTGATGGATATACTGGTGAAAGAGCAAAACGTCTTAGGAAAGAGGCAAAAGAATATTACGAAGCAAAGGATAAAAAATGTTATCGTTATCGCTCCATGAATGGTTCCAAATCGTCCACGAAAGGCTGTACGGTAAAGACGGACTTGAAGAAAAATTTAAAGGATTGGATAAAAAAACGGTGCAGAATATCGCCTTCGAAAAAAGAGGGAGATACCAATTAATTCTTAATACAATTGAATTAAATAGGAAATTGCATAAACTTCTATCTGAAAAGTTAAGTTAATAATACTAATCTTGTATAAAATAGAGAGTATTATGCAAACATTAATTGAAAAGGTTCTATTATTTTTAGAACCAGTGGTTAAATTAGTAGATAAAGTATTCACAATAAAAGCATCAATAAAAAAGATAAATGGTGACCATTATTATCTTTGGAGAGACAAGATACTTCCTGGTGCCGTTTTTCTAACAAATACAAATGGTGCTGGTTCCAATTTAATAAATCCATCTGAAATAAATCATGGTGCAATATATTTTGGTAAAGGCCTTCGCTCGGCACTTGTGTCACTTATGTCAGAGTTTAGTTTAAGAAGTGATGCCTATGGGAGAGACTTATATTCTAGACTTTCAAGCGCACTTGAAAAATACGACCCAGAAGATGAAATTTGTTATGTAATTGAAGCAGTTGGTGAAGGTGTAAAAATTACTAATTTAGTAAAATTTATGACTACAAAAGATAAATTTAAAATGTATATGCCAAGATTTTGCGATGAATTTACAAGAAAGCAAGCAGCGTATAACTCCTTATCAGACTTAATGCTTCCATACGATTACGCCTTCTCAGACAGAAATAGTACAAGATACTGCTTCGAAGTTTGCGCTAGAGCATATAATACAGCAATGAAATCAGAAGTGGTTAAAATGGAAAAAATAAAAGTATTATGGGGTGAATTTAGTGCATTCACCAGCGACTCATTTTCCAAGAGTAAAAATTGGGAATGTGTAATTGACTCAGATATTTTGTTGAACAATTGAAAAAAAGGCATTTATAATCTAGCATTACACTGTTAAGCAAAGTAAAGGATTGATGCAATGTCAGATAATAAGAAAATTTTTATAGGTGGACTGAATTATTCCACCACGGAAAAGATTTTGTTGAGTGAACTTGAAAAATTCGGTCGTGTTTTGTCATGTAGAATAATTGTTGATAGGGACTCTGGTAAGTCAAAAGGATACGGTTTCGCTACTTTTTCTAATAGATACGAAGCACTTGCTGCAATAGAAGGTTTAAATAACCAGATGTTGGATGGTAGAAGAGTTGGTGTAAAAGAGTCTATAGAAAAGAATAGGCAATAAAATGTATAAAATAAATCCGGCCATTAATTTAATAGCAGAAAATAAAGACAATAAGAAAGTTTTTAATAATCTGTTAATGGAAGAATATGTAGCTAAAAGAAAAGAGATGAACGAAAGTCTCATGTTTGCTTCTAGCGGTATCACTGATGTAAGATCAGCCGCAGCTTATTCGGCCATTTATTCGACAGTATCTAGAAAAATTCTAGACATGATGGCGGCTATTGATAGCATTAGATATAATTATCTAGTCGATACAATGGTTTCACAGATAGTAAGTGATGCATTAGCTCCTAATACAGGAAGCGATGAAATAGTTAGATTCTCTTCAAAAAATCCAATAATTCAAAAAGAACTAGATCAATTATCACGCAGAATCGGTCTTAATGAATTGATTGAAAATATTGCAGTTGAATTGTGCCTATATGGTGAGTACACATTGGCCACAAAAATAGATGTACCAAAAGAGAACATAAATCAGCTAGGTGATGGAAAACCATATAAACCAAAATCTAAAGGTTTAATTGATGTAATGGACAGTGTTGACCAAGGCACTGTTATATCATTAATGCAGGATGGTAAAATTTCAGGGTATTTGTCCATAGATGTAACTGGCGTAATTCACAGAAGACAACTAGCTGACTATATAAAATTTCAATTGGGTGGTTATAAAATAAAAGCGAATATCGACCACTTAATACCATTCACACAAAAGTTCAAAGAGAAGTATACAGAATTACCAAGATTTATCAGAGTTGGTAAATCAATGTTTTATTCTGTTATTGATAAGATAAAAGAATTGGAATTATTGGATAAGTTAGTTCCAGCAACAAAAATAAATGAAATGTCCAAAGGTAATTTAGTTGGTATGAACTTACCAGAAAATTACAATTTAGAGGATGCTTTAACCGCAGTTAGAAGATTAGAAGGGATAATTAATAAATCAATATCAGTAGATTCTGATTTAAAAAGAATAACAGTTGAATCAATTTTATCAGTTGCAGGTAAGACAAAGATTCTTCCTTTATTTGGTGATAAAGGGAGCCTACAAAATTTAGATTACAGAAATCCTACAAGTGACACAAGTTCAGCCGATGCAAAAGACCTAAGAGCATTGATATGTGATTCTATCGGTGTACCATCTGAATTAGTATTTTCTTCTGATGGTGCTACCAAATCAGAAATTTTAAAAAGATATGCTAAGTACTTAAGAAAATTAAAAGTTTTAAGAAAAGCACTTTCAGTTGGCTGTAAACAAATGGCCATTATTCACCTGGTAAATAAAGAAATTAAATTCAAAGAGAGTGATATAGAGGTTGTTTTCAATAATAGCCTTGTTGAAATTGATAATTTAGATAAATTGGAACATGCAGACGTAACTATCTCAATGCTTAAAAATATTAGGGATTTCTTTGGTGAAATGCTTGAAGATACAAGCCCTTATAGAAATGCAATTAATATTGGAAAAGTTGCATCTTACATGGAAGAGAATCTAAAAACAGTTGGCTTGGCCGATGCTGTTATAACAGAAGAAGAGGGTGGAGAAATATCTACTCCTGATGAAATTGAATCAGAAACGGATACAGATGTTGAACAAGACGATTCAGAAGAAACAATGGATGAAGTATGAAATTATCAACACAAGTAATTTTAGAAGTTCTAGATCAGATTGATACAGAGAAAATAGCAACTGGACTTCAGCAAAAACTATCGGATAGTTTTGAAAATATATCAGTAGATCAAGTTGATGTACTTGAAGATGGCAGTATCGCAGTTGTATTCACAGATGGTGAAGAAGCATTAGAAGTTTTATTTGCTGTGGAAGAAGATGGCCCAGTGGCAATTTTAGGTTATAGCGAAGACTCAGAAGAATATGATGAATTAGACTTACCAACGGCAAAAACAATTGATATTGGCGATGGTATAAAGTCAGTAGATTTAATTGATTTATCATGGCTTGATGAATTTACTTTAGAAGATATTTTAGTTGGTGAAGATAACTTAGATTCATCTCTAGACGATGTAGAGGAAAGATTTACTGTCGTAGTTAGGGGTGGAAAAAAATTAAAAAAGAAATTAAAAAGAATTAAAAGAAAAAAGAGACTGTCATCAAAAAGAAGAATGGCATTGAGGCGCGGAGCAAAAAAGAGAAAAAGAAAAGCTGCGCAGATAGCTAGAAAAAGAAAAAAATCATTAAAACTAAGAAAAAGACTTAAGGTTAAGAAAAAACCAAAAGGTTATAGAATATAATGGCCAATGAAGTTAGCAATGATACATTATATAAAAACTTTGCTAGGCTTGCCCTAAGAGTATCTATTCTTGCGTCTAACTCAAATACTAATCAGAATGAACTAGCGATATATAATGTGGCACTTGGAGTTGTTAATCACGCTCAGAATCTAATAGGTAAAGATAACCCAAGGGCATCAAGACTTTTTAATAATGCACTTAGATTGGTTAATTCCGCAAAATCAAGGAAGGCCAAATGAGCAATCAAGTAGATAAAGAAGTCTTCGAACTCCACATGGAGAATATAAACAAAAATATATCCAAACTATATAACTTGGTTGAAAAGCTATTTGAAAAACAAGAAGATATGAATGTTACTTTAACTAAAAACACAGTTGTTGTTAATGAGCACCATCAAAGGTCAACAAAATTAGAGGGAGTGGTAGCATCATTAACAGATAAATTACAGTCGATAGAAGCTAGAGTAAAAAGTTTAGATAATGAAGTTAAGCATATTGATGGTGATATTAAACCAATAAAAGTACATGTAGAGAAAATGAATAGACTTACTGGATTTTTGGACGGTGTACCTTTTACTATAAAAATGATTGTTGCATTATTTACTATAGCATCAAGCATATTTGGAATAATTCAAGTAATAAAAGAATTAAATATAAAGTAGGTGTCAAGTGAAGTTTTACAGTCAATTAGACGCACAGTTGTTTTTAACTGAAATTAAAGAGTTTAGTTTAATCCAATCAGTTAATGAAAAATTTGTTCCGACTCATGAGCAACTAACTTCATTTATAAAGGCCAGAACCCCACTGGTTAAAAAAATAAAAGACCATAGAAAATCAGCTAATCAAAAATCTAATTGGAGAGAGAACAGATATAAAATGATGAAAGGAATAAAGGCCTTCCATCGTTCAGTTGAAGGTAAAAGGTATCATCGCAGGCTTGGAAGATTTTTGGCATCAAGGATAGTTAGGAAAAAAGAAAAGACTAATGAAGAACTAGAATTTCAAATGCTGACTGCTAAGCAATCGTACCTAAAAGGTCTGAATTCAGCTAAGCAACATCTATTTGTAGAATTAGAGTATTTTCATCCACTAGATGAACAAATTCAAATTGAAGAGTTTATTGTTGACTATGCATTACCTTATTTTCGTATAATTGAGAAAAAGATAGTTGAAGACACTGACTTATCTGATGATGAACTTGTTTTCATATTTGATTTAACGGAAAAAGAGCATATAATTTCATTCTTATCGGATAAGACAGGTAAAACATTTGAAGAAATTAAAAAACTGTGGGAATCTATAGCAGATAGTTTAACTGCTTCAAATGTTTCAGAAGAAAATGAAGCCTTCTATCCAAAACTTTTTAGTAAATTGGCAAGTGAGTTGAATGAAGAAAAATAGAATTTCGGACATAGTAACACCACAAGTAAAATTCTCTGTTCTAGAGTCTAATGAAGTTGATGGTGAACATATCCTTGCAAAAATCAAAGGAACATTCTTTGTTCCAGATGGTAAAAGTAGAAATGGAAGATTCTATCCAAAAAGCCTTTGGGAAAAAGTTATAGCTAGTCCTATGACTCAATCATTAATTGAAAGCAGGACTATGTATGGAACTATCGGGCATGATGCAAAATTAGATGACAAGGGACTAAGAGATGGCCTTGCATCACACATAATGACAAATATAAAAATTAATGAAGATGGTACAGGCGAAGGTGAGGCCATAATTATAGATACACCAGCTGGAAGAGTTCTAAATACTTATCTTAGAGCTGGTTCTAAATTATTTGTTTCATCAAGAGCTGATGGAACATTTAACGGTAAAACTAATGATGGTTTGGCCATTGTAGATGAAAATACTTATGATTTAAAAGGATGGGACTTTGTAATAGACCCAGGATTTTTACAAGCTAATCCAAGATTGGCCGAAGCACTAGACGAAGCTTTAAGTGAAGTAGAAACTAATATTTATAACAAGGAAGGGAAAATGAACGAACAACTTATCAAACACATTACAGATGAAAATTCATCACTTAAACAATCACTAGGTAAATTAACTGATGAAGTTAAACAACTAGAAGAAGATAAAAAGCAGATTGTTGAAGAAAATGATCATGTTAAAAAAGAACTTGATAAGTTGGTAGATGCAAATAAGCAACTTGCAGAATATGCAAAACTTGGAACAGTAAAAGAACTTACTGAAAAATTGCAAAAAGCAGATGAAGATAAAAAAATCATCGAACAATATCTAGAATTTTCTGATTCTCCTGAACATGCAAAAACTGCTCTTTTAAAAGCAAAAGAATATGTTGATTCAATTCAAGAAGAATTTGGTACAAGAGAAAAAATTCGTGAAGCACTAACTGTTGCATCTGAATTTAAAGATGAATTTGACACTCTTGGTGGAACAGTTTCACAAATTAAAACAGTTATTGAATCATTTACAAAAATCGTAGAAGAAAAAGAAAAAGAGCAAGCAGCCGCAGTTGAAAAAGAAAAAGATGCTGAAGCACAAAAACTTGCTGATGAAACAGGCATGGAAAAAGAAGAAGTTAAAGAAATGCTTCAAACAATCGGTGCTGATAAAATCAGAAAGATGCATACAAGAATTAAAGAAAGTGCTGATATGTCTGCTTTCAAAAAGAAACCAGAAGATGAACAAAAGCCAACCAATGAAAGCACAAATACTTTCCTTGGTAAGTCTTCAATCCAAAGATTGAACGAGTCATTTGCAAAAATTAATAAAGTAGATTAATTTATTTAATACACTTTGTTAAAATAGAATTTGTCATAGTCAAGTAAAGTCAAGAGAGTAATTCATTATTTTTGAACCGCACTTCGGTAACTAATGTTGAATTGCTGAATTTAGAAAACAAACAACTTTATTTGGAGAATATATGACACCTGAACAACTACAAAAACTTAATGAAGAAAAAATGTGTGAAGGGTACTTTAAAAAGTATGGCGAGCACATGAACGCATTTGGAAGTTCACTTGTTGGTAAAGCAATGAACCTTCAAGAACACCACTTTATTCAATTGGGTAAGCAACTTGACCAATGGAATACTTATAAGCAAATCATGGAAGCCAACGGTTCTTTGAACACACTTGGAGAACTTCCTAAAATTGCTCTAGATGTAATCACTGCGGTTATGTCTAACTCAGTACTTCCAGTTATCGCTTCAACACAAGCAATTGAAGAACAAAAACAACTTGTTTATTTCAAAAACCTTTATGCTGAAGACACAAAAGGTAACCGTACTGCTGGCCAAAAAATTGTTGACCCAAGAACAGGAAACGTAACTGGTTCTGGTTATGCTTCAAACAAAATTCCAGCCGAGCAAATTGTTACAACTGTAAACTTGCAAGTTGCCTATTCTGGCACTTTGGCCGCTGTACCTGTTTACCGTGAAAGTTTGAAACTTACTTTCTCTGGTTCTTCTTCAATTTTCGCAGAAGATGTTGGCCCTCGCGGTTCTGACCCAAATATCGGTACTCTTTTGGGTGCTGGTTTGAGCGGTACAATTAACTACACTACTGGTGCTTACAGCATTACATTTGCTGCAAACCCTGGTGCTGGTGCTTTCGTATACGCGGAATACCAACAAAATCTTGAACTAGCTACTGACATTCCAAGAGTTTCTACTTTCATGGACTCTGTAATGGTAGAGTCTAAAGCTTATGCTTTGAAAGCTGTTTACGGAATGTTCGAGCAATTCGTAATGAAAAAGCGTTTCGGTGATGGTTCTGCTTTACATGATCTTTCTATGGAACTTGTAAACGAAATCAATGCCGAAGTTGCTGGTGATGTTATTTCTCAATACTCAGCTCAAGCAGTTGGTACTACTACTTTCTCTCTTACACTTCCATCAGGTGTTTCTGAGAAAGAACACCGCGAATCTTATGCCTTCCGTATGGCCGATGCTGAAGCAGTAATGCTTGGTAACGCTGGTCGCGGAACAATTAAAGTTATGATTGTTGGTCGTGAACATGCTGCATTGGTTCGCGGTCTTAGCGGATTTAATTTGCTAAGCGATGGTGGTTCACTTGGTTCACATATCTTTGGTACATACAAAGGTATCACTTATGTTCGCGTACCTGAGACTGCATTGCTTGCAGCTAAAAATGGTATCGCTCTTTACACAGGTGCAAGCCCATTTGAATCTGCCGGTGTTTACTGTCCTTTCATGCCTATCACAATGTCTGAGGAAAAATCTCACGGATTGAACCCACTTCAATCTCAAAAAGTTGCTGCCCACTTGGCCGCAACAAAAGTAGTTGTTCCTCAATACGCTACTAAACTTAACCTCGTCCCATAATGGGGATAGTGTTATATAGGTTTTCACAAGGGAGGGTCGAAAGGCCCTCCTTTTTTTAAAGAAAAGGATTGATATGAAAGTTAAATTAAAGTCACTTGTTCCAGGTGTTATGACTATTAAACCGAATGCTGGACTAAAATTAGAATCAATTGCATTAGTAGAAGGTAAAGTATTAGAGTTTGAGAGTGTAGAAACTTATTCTCAATACAAAGATTCAGCATCAAGATTGATTCAATCAAAAATGCTAGAAGTAGTTCAAGAAGAAGCTAAAAAAGAAGAAAAACTATCTGATCAAAATGATGCTCCAAGTGAAGAGCTAGAAAGCGAAGAATCAGAAGGTTCTGATAGTGAAGAAAAGAAAGAAAAGAAAAGAGGCCGTAGAAAGCTTAAATAATTAGAGGTTTTCAGTGAAAGTATCTGAAATGTTTGATCGGGTTTTAGTAAGATCAGGTCAATACATTATTAAACCTAAATATATAGAGTTGGACGTAGATAGGTTTAGGGTTCTTGTTGAAGACGCATGTGCTTTATATAGTAAATCAAGGCCATTCGATAGAGACTACGATATAAACTTTAGAGGAAATCTTCAGTATACTTTCACTGATACCTTTGACTTGGAATTAAAAAGAGTACCAAATTGGATTAGTGAAGTTAAACCAACAAATCTTGGTAGATTTTACGATAGCCCATACAACAGTAGCTCAGTTTCAGAAACAATTGAATTACCGTGGGTATATGAAAAACCAGTCTTAACAGTTCCATATTATTCAATGTTTAGAGTTAAAGCAGTCTATAAGCATATTGTTGAAAGCGTACCAGTTGAAAATAATACTCCTGAATACGAAGTAAAAACCATAACTGTAGAAGACGATATGTTTTTTAAAATACTACAGGCCTATTTTCTACAGGGACTTGGTAGAAGTAGAAGGGCGTTTACACACAATGATTTGCCTATAACAATGGATGCAGATACACTAGCAGGTGAAGCTGAAACAATGTTGAATGACATTAAAGAAGAAATTCAAAATGTTCAAAAGTTTCACCTAGCAATTGGATAGTGTATGCCTGTTTTTTTAAAAAAGCTTAAAAGAGACTTACAATCAGGTAAAAATTTAAAAGGTAATTACACACCACCTAATTATATTTCACGCGATGTAAAAGACTATACAAAGCTTAGAATAGAAGATTTTGATCAAGTAGCAAGACCTGGAATAAAAGCATTAGATTTTCAGGGAATTGTGACAAGCGAGCATACAAGTCCGCAAAGTGAACCAAATTATAAAGTTACTATTCAATTTCATGACATTGTTTTTAACGATACTCCACAATCAAGAGTGGATATTAAAATACCAATAGACGATAAAAATTCTATATTTAAATACATAAGAAAACCGTCAATTGATAAAAATCCTGTTATGTTAAGATGCCAGTGCCAGGACTTCCGACATCGCTTCGAACATGAAATAGCCGCAGAAGATGGATTAATTGGAAGACCTAGAAAGTACACAAGAAAAACTCCACCATGGCCAGTCGGCTATCCTTATGCAAATGCATCAGATAAATTGGGTTACTGTAAGCATATTCACTCCCTCCTTTTTTATTTAAAAGGAAAGGGTTTTATAACGGAGTAGTATGTCTTTTTATTCAAATATTGAAGAAGTATTAAAACAATATGGAGATATGGGCCTAGAGCATCTTATGTTCTATGCTGGCATTGAGTTAGAGCTATATAGGCAATTAAAAAGCGATGTTTATTCAAGAGTACACGGTAAAAATAGTGGTGGTGGAGTAGAAAAAGTAAAAGACTTTTCTGGAATATTAGTAGGCGATGACTTTTTTCAATCAAGCGATTCTTTTTCAGGTAACTTTGTAAATGGATATTTGTATATAACTAAAGAAGAAGAGATACTTATTGGTGACATCATAGCTATAAAAAGTACTGATTTAAAAAGTAGAAGATATAAAATTGATAAAGAAGAGCAAATAGGTTTTACTATTGAGATATTTAGAAAGTACAAAATAATAAACTTGGGGGAGTAAATGAAAGCTAGTGACCTTGTAAAACGTGCCGGTGTTGTTGGTATTGTAGAAAGTGCTGGAAGTGCTGATGATATGTCACCACAAGAAAAAAAGGTTCTGGATATTGTAGAATCTTTAATGAGAAATAAACATTATGAAAGCAATTATGACCAAGCAAATATGGTTAGTAAAATGGGTGTACTTGCTAAGAGTGACGAACCATTGGCCAATAAAATGATGGAAGCAGTTGATAATGCCATGTCAGAGATGTCATGCAAAAAAGATGAAATGGGCGAATGGTGCGTATCAAAGAATGAAGCAATGGAAGGCGATACAGAAGAAATGGAAGATGTTGATGTATCAGATAAAGAATTTGATATGGATTGCAAAGAAGAAGATGATTCTGACTGCGATGATTTAGAAGACGATGAAGATGAAGACGATATGGAAAAATACGCATATCAAGATATGGGAGAGTGTTACTCAGCAATTAGCGAACTTTATTTATCAGTGAATGAAGCATCTAAAAAAGGTGCTATGGATAAACTAAAGAGCAAGGCCTTAAAAGTTAAAAAATCTTTATCTAAGTATTCTGATAAAATTAAAAAACTTATGCAGTCTATGACTGGTGCTTCACCTGAAAAGAAAAAAGCAATTAAAAAGAAAATTGATGCTCATAAGAAAACTATGTCATCAATGAAAGCATCAGTTGGTGCAGCTAAGAAAGCAGCTAAAAAAGTTAAGAAGCCACTAAAAAAGAAAAAGTAATTTATAGGTAGGGCATGGCAGATAAAGCTGTAAACAACATTAATTCTCAAAATGATGTTATTACAACTATGACTCATGCCCTAATGGCATTCGAAGAAATGGTAAAAATTGAAATGCCAGATGTTGCAGTTGTTTATGATGAACAATTATCATACGAAACTGCGGTCGAACAAATAATGGCCAATTCTAATTACAATAGAAATGAACAAAGGCCTATGCCATTTCTTGCCTATAATCGCACTGTTTTAGTAGAATCAGATACAGGGATTGGAAAAAGATCAAGAACACTTTTAGGCAATTTAAAAATTGGTAATAAAAGACTTATTTACTCCGCTACGCATGGGGAGTTTGAAATACAATTTTTTTATTGTTCAACTTCTATTGAACAGACTGAAAAATTTGAGGTTGTATATAATTCCGAAGAGGGAATAACTGGTTCAAAAGAACTTATAGTTAATATGGGTGATGAAATAGGAGAATTTAAGTACTATTTGGATTACCAAGAATTAACAGAAAAAATTATTGAAAAAGAAGACAGTTACTATAAAGCAATTATTGGTACAATTAAGGTTAGAGGTTTTTACTTCACTTTCAGGGGTGAGAGTGGTGTAATTGAACAAATCAATCAAAAGATATATGCTAGTAAGTGGACTAATCCAGAAAACAAAACTGATATTGAAAAGATTGGTGATGTTACGATAACTTAAGGAAAAAGAGTTATGAGCAAAAAAAGAAATAGTGTAAAAGTTGGACTTATTAAAGGTAATAATATTTCCACAGATACAAAACCTGATATACAATCCTTTAAAGAAGCGGTCAAAAAGGGAAATACACCAGATGTTAATAAAAAACCTGGTTATATTATTTCGCGTGTCGATTACCCAGTAGACTGTAAATATGGAGATGATGTTATCAGGGTGTCTCCTAGAGCAAAATTGAAAGTTGGCGATCTGAGCAAGTTAGAAAACCCACTTCCACAAGGCCTAGTTTCAAAATCACTTTAGGCCAATACCGTCAAGTAAAGTAACTAATTAATATTTTTTTTTAATTGTTTTATATTTGGGGGTATTCGATGAGTGGTGCAGCTTCAGTAAATTTAAAAGAAGTTGATCTATCGACAAGAGTAGCATCTTTCGAAGGTGTTTATGCCGGTATTGTTATTCCAGCACTAAAAGGTAAATCTTCTGAACCTACTTTAGTAACCAGCGATACTCAATTTTTAAACAGATATACACCAGATGGTAAAGTTGAAGTAGGATACGATTTATCTTATTTTTCTTCTCTAGCATATTTAGAAAGAGCGAATAAATTATGGGTTAAAAGAGTTATAAATGGCGCACACTATGCAGGCGCAGTTATTAAGTCTTCAGTTAGTTCATACTCAAATTATCAATTCCCTGGTACAGCAAACTTGGCTGACCCAAGTGCTTTTACTTTTGATTCAGCACCAGATGTCGCAGCAATTGCAGAAGTGACTCAGTTCACATTTTCTCAAGTTGGTTCTTTTTACGATGTTGTCGGTGCTGCAAAAGCAATCCAATTATATAATTCACCAGCGGTCGGACACTATTTTTGGTTCAATGTTGTTGGTGGTTCAAATACCCAAACAGACCCAGTTTTAGTTGGAACAGGACACCAAGTAGATGTATTGCCAGGAGATACTTTAGCTCAAGTTGCTACAAAATTTCATAATGCCGTTGCTCTAGTAGTAGCTGCGTTTACTTCTGCAAACCCATCTTCTGGTGTTGTAAATGTGACCAATGTAACTGCCGGAACAGCTACCGATGCAACTGCCACTGGTTCAGCCGCAGCCGTTTCAGTTACAACTCAAGGTGCAGCCGCAATCAGTACAGTAGACGATGCCCTACTTATCTACGCATCTAGCGAAGGTGTGTGGGGTAATTCAATCGGTTTTAAAATTCTTAAAGCAGCCGACGATACGGCTGATAATGAATTGGCCGCTGATTCTGAAATTTTTAAACTACAAGTTTTTAAATCATCAAATACTGCTACACCAGTTGAAACATTCTATTGTTCAAGAGTTTTAGGAAAGAAAGACGGTAGAGGAAGAAATATCTTCGTGGAAGACGTTCTTGAGGCCTCTGAATATGTTAGAGCAAAAAGTAATAGCGCGATTGATGATAATGTGCTTGTTAAATCACAAACATCAATTCTTTATTTGGCCGATGGTAACGATGGTTCTGCAATAACTTCATCAAATATGATTGCTTCTGCGGAAGCAGCATTTGAAAATGTTTTGGACAGAAATGTTACACTTCTTTTAGATGGTGGTTATTCAACACCTTCTTACCAAGTTGCCCTTGATACTATTGCTCAAAACAGACAAGATTGCGTAGCAATTTTAACTACTCCATATAGCGATGAAGCTAGTTCAAACTACATGACTGATCTAATTGATTATAGAAAAACTGATTTGAACTTAAATAGTTCTTACTCAGCACTCTACACTCCACACTTACAAATTCAAGATAAATTTAATGATAGAAAAATCTGGATTGCACCAGATGGCCATGTTGCCGGTTCTATTTCATTTAGTGCTTCACGCTTTGAAATTTGGTATCCACCTGCCGGATACAATAGAGGCGTACTAAATGTCCTTGATACTAGAAGACATTTTTCTGAGGGTGAATTAGATGAACTTGCGAATGCAGGCATCAACCCTATTAAATTTTCTCCTGGTAAAGGGATTGTTGTATGGGGACAAAAAACATTGTTATCAAGAGCATCAGCACTTGATAGATTAAATGTTCGATTACTTTTAATTGTTATCGAACCAGCTATCAAAGACTTTTTGGAAAACTACTTGTTTGAGTTAAATGATGCTGCAACTAGATCAGTAATTGAAACAAAGTTGGAAAGCTATCTTGAAACAATTAAGGCCCGTCGTGGTATAACAGATTACGATGTTGTTTCTGATGATTCAAACAATACGCCTGAGGACATTGATGCTAACAGGCTAAATGTTGACATCTTTATTAAGCCATCACGCTCAATTGAGGAAATTCCTGTAAGAGTTGTAATCACACCTAGCAATATTAGTTTTTCAGAAGCAGCCGGAGCAATCTAATTAAAGGGAGTAAAATATGGCCAATATATCTATTGATCAGTTAAGGGCACTGCCTGATTTTGGACAAACTAACAGATGGGATATTACTTTTGTAACTCTACCAGCGGTAGGGGTACTTGGTTTTCCATTATCAGATTCACTAAATATCAGGTGTGAGACAGTCGAATTACCAAAGGCTAGTAACCAAAAAATTGAAGTGAATATTAGAGGTCACAAAGTTTTTAATAGCGGTATACTAGACTACGGAAACTCTTTAACAATGACATTTGTTGAAACAGTAGATAATACAATTTTCAACTTTGTAAAAGCTTGGCGTGAATTGTGTTGGGAAAGTCGCCAAGGTAGAGCATTTTCTAAGTCTGATTTAGAGGCAACTATCTTGATCACACTTTTAAACAACCAAGACCAGCCAAGAGCAAAATATACTGTTTACGGTGCAATGTATGAAAGCGATGACTTCGGTTCATTAGATAATGGTTCTGAAGTAATGCGGCCATCTTTAACGCTTTCTTTTGACTATTACGTTGATGCTCCACTAGCTATCTAATACATCTCTGGCCCTGATCTGTATTGCAGTGACGGGCCATATTCTTTGGTTAATTATGGCATTTGGAATTCCTAATATTGAAAGAGCTGTAAGTAATTTCCTTGAAGGTGGAACAGGGATTACTTCGATCAGAAATATTGAAATAGATAAAAATTTTCTATGGGTAGTAGACTTTGTTGGTGGTGGTGACTCTTTTATACCACCAGCTCCATTTGATGTTTTATTTCCTGCAAGTGAAGTAACTTTAGAGCTAGCAAAGTTGGAATTAGAAGAGCAAATATTTGGTCAATCATCAATAAAGTATCCAAAGAGAACATCTGCAAAAGAATTTTCAGTTACTTTTTATGATGATGAAAAAAGAACTTTACAGCGATGGTTTTCAGACTGGATAAACTTAGACATTTTAAATAATGGCGAGTTTATAAGTGGAATAGATGACAATCATCAAATAGTAACTGGGAATGATAGTTTTGGAAATTTTGGGAGAAGAGTTAGACCATCTAGACATATTAGATTAGCATTGCTTGACGCATGGAGAAGAAACGCTAGAGTCTATGAATACAAAGTAGTGCCAGAAGGTGTTCTTAGTTACAGTGGCGGTCAAGGCAGCGAAGCAACTAATTACACTGTTAATTTTGCTATAGTTGAAGACTTAACAGTTAGAAGAAAACCTGTAACATCGGGTGGTTTTGGATTTGACGAAGTAAAGAAGCTTATTGGAAGATTTGTTTAATAATCCAAGGGAAATTATATGTATAAATTTAAAGCACTTGTAACTAAAGTGGTAGACGGTGACACATTTGATGCAATAGTTGACTTAGGTTTTCATGTATCAACTAAGCAAAGATTTAGATTAATGGCAGTTGATACACCTGAAATATTTACACCGTCATGCAAAGAAGAATTAGAACATGGAAAACAAGCAAAATTATTTGTTGAAAATCTTATTTTAAATAAAGAAATAATTATAGAATCACATAAAATTGGAGCATATAATAGATGGGAAGCTAATGTAACACTTCAAGACGGTAAGAATTTATCGAGTGTTATATTGGCCGAAGGTTTTGCCAAGAAAAGTAATTATTAAAGTTAAGGAGCAAGTCATGCAAGACAATTTACCAGAAATTCTACTAGTACCGTCACAACTACCAAGTAGAGGTTTATCTTATCCACCAACGGCATCAATATCTTATAAAACATATACTTTTGGTGAAGTTAAAAAAGCAAGCCTTAGCAATCTTGATTTAATTAAATCATTGGAAATTGCCCTTAGTGGTATTGTATGTAATTTTGACAAAAAGTTATTAACACTTATGGACGCACTTTTTATTGGAGTACTTAGAAAAGTTTCGACAATGGGTGAATTGAAATTAAAATTTACCTATGTTTGCAAGAAGTGCGGTAATTCAAATATACATGTATTCAATCACAAGAATATTGAATTTAATGATATATCAGAAGAAGTAAAAGAACTTCCTGTTTCAATAACACTTGAGGGTAAAGATGTTACTTTATCTCCATTAACAGTTGGAGACTATTTTGATCTAAATAACGGTAAGTATTCTGACATAGTAAAAGGAAGAGAATTTGATCAAACATCAATCTATGCAATAATGGTTCGTAATATGCCATTTAAAGAGGCATACAACCTTATTTACAACCTAAAAAACCAAGAGGATATCGAACTATTAGAATATGTAGATAAGTTATTATTGCACAATTTAAAACCTTTAAACGCTGTTTGCGCAAATAATAAATGCGGTGCTGAAAGTAAGCTAAAACTTGAGGGTCAGGAGGCCCTCATTATGCCCTTTCGTGAGGGAGAAAGAACTTTTGGAGATAGAATTCGCTATGGGAATGCACCTAAATCTTAATGCATACCATATAGGGTTTTTGGAGTTCGGAGAAGTTTTATCCCTCGATAGAAGACTGACTGAGTATAATAAAGAAAGGTTAGAAAGGGCCAAGAGAGGATAAATGGCCAGTGTTATTCTGGATGAAATTAATAAATTAAAAGAAAGTAGACTAACTAGCCTACATCTGGACTATTTAAAAAAAATATCATCTTTTAGTGAAGATTCTTTACTTGAGTTAATGATTGGAAATGAGGATAGCGAAAAATACGGAAAATCATTAACAGAATCTTTTAAAGAACTTAATTCAAATTTAGAAAAGTCTGGTAAGTTTGTTCAAGAAGCATTTGAAGGACTTTCATCATATTTTTTATCCCAACCAAAAAATATAGGTGAGTCAATAATTTCATCTTTAAAAAGTTTCTCTACTGGCAATGCTGGCCCTCAAACTGCTACTGAGTCAGTAACTCAAATAGAGGAAAGCAAACAAGGTGATACATTCTATCCACCTGTGGCCTACAATGAGGACTTTGCCAAGATTCAATCTGAAAATTTAAATAAATCTTTATCGACATTAAGTGATATTGATGAAGCAAATTTAAAAGTAGTAAATATTCTTGAATTAATTCAAGATGATATATCTTACATAGCTGAATATTATGAAGGAATGGAAAGTGCTCCAACATCTAGATCAACATTACCAACTACTGAATTTGAAGATGATGAAGGTGGAATTTCTTCGTTTGTAAACGGTTTTAGTGATTTTGTTTTAAAAGGAAAAAAAGCATTTGGTAAATTATCTAAACCAATGCAGTTTTTAGCTAAAGCAGGAGGAATAGCTGCCTTAGCAACTGGCGTTGTTTCATTTGTTAGTGGATTGCAAAACGCTTCTGAAATAACTGGTAAAGCAGCGGAAGAATTATCAACAACTGAAAAAGTTGGTGCAGGATTGGCCGAAGTTGTTTCAAGTATAACTCTTGGACTAGTTGATGCAAAAGACGCATATTCTGGACTAAGTACGATAGGAAAAGAATTGAAATCAATCGGCAAAGACTTCTTTGACTTACTGCCTGATTTTATGCAAAAAGGGCTATCTCAATTTACAAATTATTTTACAGATGAAAATACTGGAATATTTAGTGTCTTAATAAACACATTTAAGAGCACCATAGATAATCTAGCATCGGGTGATTATGGCGGTGCTGTTACTGAATTTTTCAGTGGTATAGTTAGCGGATTAATAGGCCCAGAAGGTGCAATAC